AGCCCAATTCTTTGAGGACTATGTGGTTGTCTCTTCACGTCAAATTTTGGAGTCCTTAAGGATAAGTGTTTTGTCTTCAGACGAAGACGCTCCATTTCTTTTGACTGGCGGGCCTCTTGATTATGAAAAAGAAGAGGCTGCTTAATACTTTCCATGGAAAATGACTTTCACTTATTAGATAAAGATGTTGCTCCGTATTTAGATGTATTTGTCCCACTCTTGTTGAAAGAGTGTGAAGAAACGTTACTGCCAGAGCTTATCTCTGTCTTTGGTGAGAGTGAACTACTGAAGTTTCTTAATATTTTTTCAGGCACTACATTTCAAGTGCCTGATCGCTCTATAATATTCAGACTTGTTCGTGACGCGAAGATCTTTGTGGCGTTAACTACGACCGATATTTCTTACTCAGAGTTAAGCTCTGAGTTTGACTTATCAGAAGAGGCGTTACGTAAATGCTATAGAAGGGTTGAAGCTACTCTTAAATCGGTAGGTGCTAATGTCCCAAAACGAAAGAAAAAAACTCAACGAAGTAGATCTAGGTGACTTTGACCCTTTAAGTATTTTAGAGGGTGTTGATGAACCTGAGCCCGAATACTCTGTTTCTAGAGCGCGAGAGGCTTTGCGCGTCGTCTCAGGTATCGCTTCGACTGGTAAACGAGAAGGTGAAAGAGAGTCTCGCATCGAGAAGGGCACGCTGGAGAATTATCAAGATGATCTTAAGTCTTCCCAAGTCTCTTATGCTCGTTATCAAGCATGGAGGAGAGATCAGGCTTTAGATCTTCTTGGACGTGTCGAAGGTCGTTTATTTGCGCCGGGTCGTCCGCTGTCTAACCAAGACCTACTTCGGTTAAGGGAATCGCTTTCTAAGGAGATCAATGATTCTACTCAGAACATTGACAGAGTTATCGATGGCCCTCCTGTTATAATTGATAACAGAAGTATCAACCTGACTGTAGAAGGTGCTTCTAAAGAAGACCGAGCATCTAGGGCAGCTATGTTAGACTTGCTACAAGCAATTGACTTGGAGTTGTCTTCTATAATTAAGAGTACTGAAGAAACACTAGAGGTAGAGGTATTAGCTCCAGATGAGGGTGATGATTTTACCGAAGAGGGGGTAATTGTAGATGAACGATCAAAATCAAAAATTACCTGACCTAACTGATGAAGACAATGCCCGTTTTGAGGCGCTTATACGTGTTCTTCTCAGAGATCAGCAACAAGTTGATCTTTTAGATCAACTAAATGGGAAGGACAAAGAATACTTATTTGGCTTACTAAAAAGTCGTCTTAGTGGAAACCTAGAAGAACAACGTAGTCTTGAGCAAGACGCTTGGGATTCTGTTTATTTAAGGAAGCCTGTATCTGTAGAAGAGTTTATTGATTCAGAGTTCTTTGTCGGCAAGTGGTACAGGGAGAACTTGTACGATTGCTGGAAAGAAGAAATCTGTAACGTAATCAACTCTGGCTCTATCGAATGGGTGTTATCTGGTGCTATCGGTATTGGTAAGACCAGCGCTGCAATGCTCGCGACAATGTACAAGTTGTACCAAGTTACTTGTATGAGAGACCCTTGTGGTTTTTATGGTTGTACAAATATTGTGTTCGGTCTCTTCTCTGTAAGCTTGAACCTTGCTCAAGACGTTGAAGCTAACATGCTGATAACCCGACTTAAGGAGTCAGAATACTTCCGTCAGGTTGTTGGAGTGTCTGAAGACGCTATAGGGGGCAGGAGTGCTCGCGGCACTATTCTTAGGTTTCCTAACAACATTAAGTTTTCTTTTGGTTCTCAGGGCAGTCACGCCTTAGGTCAAGACGTGTTCTCTGCGATTGTTGACGAAATCGCATTCTCGAAGTCGGTCGGGGCTAAACAGGTTCGAGATCTCTACAACTCAGTAAAGACTCGACTCGAATCTCGTTTTATGACGAACAAGGGTCGTGTTCCGGGCTTACTTTGTATTGCTTCGTCGGCTAATACAGAGGGTGATTTCTTAGATGAACACCTGAAGAACTCTACGTTGAAGGATAAGGTTCACATCTCTTCTTTCTCTTTGTACCAAGTAAAAAGCTACCCCGGACAACGTTTCCGAGTCCTTATAGGTAACAAGTTCCATACGTCTAGGCTACTGGACAAGGTGGAGCGGAAAGAAGATGGTCGCTATAAAGTAATCCCCATTGGGGGAGACATTCCTGATGATGTAAGGGTCGAAGAAGTACCTATCGCTTGGTATGAACGCTACAATGAAGATTTAGAAAGATCTATTAGAGACATCTCTGGCATTGCTCTTTACGCAGCGTCTCCTTTCTTCGGAAACCGTGAACGCTTGCATTCCTTAATTGATTCGGACAGGTACCATCCTTTTACAGTCGATGAGCCCACACTCTCGATTAAGGATGATGATATGACGCTTGAATCTATTTTTAAGAAAGAGGATGTTTTTGAGGAAATTGATTCTTTTAGGCATACGTACCAGCTAAAGGTGAATGCTGGGGCTCCTAGATTTATCCACGCTGACTTGGCCTTAAAGCATGACTGCGTTGGCTTAGTGTGTTCACATCTCTATGGGTTTAAGAAAGTAGAACGCCCAGACATGCAAGGTGTGATTCAAAAAACTACACTCCCTGTAGTTTATGTAGACTTCATGATCAAAATTAAACCGCCTAAAGGGTCTGAGATTGATTTTGCTAAAATAACCAGTTTCATTTTTTATTTGCAGAAACTTGGGATGCCTATTGGCGCAGTTACCTTTGATAAATTTCAATCGAATTACCATCAACAAATTTTTAAGAAGTCTGGCATCGAATCTTTTGAAATATCGATGGATCGTACGCCTACTGCTTATCAGACACTTAAAGCTGGATTTATGGCAGGGTGCATTAATTACTACATGTACCGGCCATTGATCGATGAGTTAACCTCGCTACAAGTTGTTCATAGCAAGAACTCAAATAGAATGAAGATCGACCACCCGCCGAACTCTGGTAAGGACGTTGCTGACGCTTTAGCCGGTAGTCACTATGCCGTGGTTACTTCTAAGTACACAGAGAACCAACTCTCGGAGAATATGGTTCTTGAGGAACAGCTAAGGAAGAAGAACGAGCCACCACCCCCTACTGAACCAGCAGCGATCATAGGTACGGATTGGTTGATGTCGGATTACGATGAGGCAGATCGAATCACCGGAATCATCGGTGACAAAACAAACATGCAGGGTTGGTAGAGTTAATGGTTAGTGCTATTATATTAGCTCGTGGGAGGTTTTTTGACTAAACGAGAAGTTGCACGAAAGGCAGCGACTAACCTTTGTCTTCCTCAAAATAAGTTTGAGAAATACGTAAATGAGTTTCTTAAAGTTGCTGCTGATGCACTTATTGATGGCGATGAGATCTGGCTGGCACCCTTTGGCCGTCTATACGTGCGAAAATATGGCGGGCACGAAGGGAAGGAACGCTTGTGGCTTAAGCCATCGGTCGCTTTCAATAAAATATTAAGGGCTTCCCCCATAGAGACTCCCGCTTTTTACTCGGCAGTAATGGATTCACTTTTAAATGAGGACTGACTAGTGGCAAACCGCTTTCAAGATTTGGTGCAAAGGTTATTTGCTCGGCCAGAGATTATAGAACCCGGAGCACCTGTAGGTGATCAGGCTGCTCAGTTCTCTCCTATGGCTTCGTACTACCGTTCTCGGATGGAGCTATCTTCCACCAGAATTAAAAAGTACAAAGACTATCGAGATATGGGCGAGGACACGCTTATATCTGGCGCTCTAGACATCTATGCTGATGAGTCATGTCAAATGAGCCCTGTGCATCATTCGACGTGTTGGGTGAACTCGCGTAACCCTCAAGTCTCAGTAGAGTTAATGCGGATGTTAGACCGCATTGATATTGAGGATTATGTATTTGGTATTGCACGTTACCTGGCACAATTCGGGGATAACTTCGTACGACCATTAGCCAGTCCTGACAAAGGTATTGTCGGGATTGAGTTTATGGAAGCGGAAGATGTTGAGCGGTTAGTTGATAAGTATTCGAGGCTCACGGGTTTTAGAGTAGCTCCCTTTGGGGATCGTCCTTTTGCGCCTTGGGATATGGTCCAGTTTAGGATTATGTCTAGGACGCAGACGGTTCGGCAAGGTGGTTCTGTGTACGGCACTTCTATGCTTGAGAACGCTCGTCGCACGTGGCGTCAGTTGACTCTCTTAGAAGATGTCCTAGTTATATACCGGCTTGAGATCGCTGGCAGACACCGAATTTTCTATATTGATGTCGGTGGTGTGAGCCACGATCAGGCGCTCGCACTTACACGCAGATACCAGCGTTACTTTGGCAAGAAGCAATACTTTAACCCGGAGAGTGGTGAATGGACTTCTCGGTTCAATCCTCTTAACCTGACGGCAGATATTTTCTGGCCTATCAGGAAAGACTCCAATAGTAGGATTGATTACCTTGGCGTTGACCCAAATGTAACGGGTGTTGTCGATATTGAGTACTTCCGAGACAAGCTCTTTGCGGCTTTAAAGATTCCAAAAGCTTACATTGGTCTCGATG